ATGCTCAGCACATTGATCAGGGAGTCTACTATCTGCGTGAACATAGACCCACTGGGTACACCCCTGTCACTGTGGATGATTCCGTCAGCAGTAACGAAATTCTTATGGATAAAATCCTCCACAATGATACCGAACAGCTCATCATCAAAGTTCTGATCTGAGAACGCGGCTCTGATGACTTTGAAGGCATCCCTTATCATCCAATCGCTAATACTCTGATCAAAATGCGAGTAGTCTAAAGAATACCAATAGGCCCACTTTGACCTGGCATCCTGAATGATAGTTGAAATCTCAACATCATTCTTACCACCTGCATAAATGTTCAGATCTGCCATCAGCTCTTGGAAGGGCTTAGCCCACATTAACTCAGCTATTATGACGAATAAATCGATCATAGATACTAGCCTTGTCTTATGCTTGCAAGTGCCCGTCTGTTCACCCGTAACGTCATCAAAAGCTCCAGACCCCTGGGTCCTAGTGCCTGGAAGGATGACACGGTCAAACGAACCACACCCTCGAGCATGTTCCTCGTGACTAAGATACTTCCGATACACTCCATCCATATTCTCACCCTTCTTCTTCCTACCCGTCTCCAGGTAAGTTTCACCGCTATGGGTGTCAGACTTTGGAATGGCCTCCACAATGTCGTCGTCACAACTATAATGGAGTTGTCTTAAGTTTCCTTTCTTGGTTACCAGCTCAATAAGGAATTTTAGCGCCTTCTGCCAGTTTCGGTTCCAAACAAACGGAGCATGGTTCGGCTTCGTGAACAGATCAAACTGCTCCCTCAGCTTACTATATTCCCTACGGCTTTGGGAATACCTTTCTCCTTTAGAATCTCGAAGGTTCTCTAAATAGACGAAGGCCTCCTTACAATCTTCAGGATTAATCGCATACTCTGAGATTAGATCAGCTAATTGGTCATCAAAGATGACGTTATCCCTATCGGAGGCGAGCTGAACTCTATAGTCTCGAAGGCGACGTTTTGACCCTGAAGCTAGGCTGTTTTGGAATGATTCTTCATTTATTGCCCTCATACGGCAACCTCCTTTCTGATAGTCATTCCGGTGCTGAAATACCTAACCAACAGTTACCGTGATACTGCTCAACTTTAGCAGCCATCGACCATATCCATAGTAGGTTCGAAATTACATCGAAATCCGATTAGGTAGCCTGTATCATGGAACAGACATAACCAGCTCATGAGTAGAACTACTAGTTTGTAGGAAACTAACCTACGATAACGTCGTAACTCGGACCATCGCGGTCGGGACCACCTGCCCTCCTCCCTAGTACAGGATACTGA